AGGCGCTCAGTTTAATGGCGTTCTTGCAGATTAATAGCTAATTTACAGGAGTAAACATCATGGCTGCACCTTTTACCGATACCCCCAAGATTGGGGCCGACCTTAACGGCATTACTTTGGCGGCTGACCTTGCCGCTGGTAAGGCGGCTGATGCTCGCATCGGCTCCGAAGTTCTGGCGTCTAATGGCAAACTGTACGTGTACGGACAGGCTAACGCATCGATTTCAGCATCGACTGCAGTTTGTACCGTGAACGCGTCCACTTTCCTTGTGACCGCCTCTGGTGGGTCTTACACATCTCCCGCTACCGCAATGGCGACGGGTGATCGCGGCTGGTTCTCTAAAGCCAGCGTTTAATCAGTGGGGGCTTAGGCCCCTGCTTTTTGCCCTTCGGGGTGTTTACTTGAAAGCAAAGCATGGCAAACCCAGGCGCATTCGTTACATTTTTCCTCGAAGCTGTTGAAATGAAAGCTGAAAGCGAGAAGCAGGGCCGTCCCGTATTCAAGGACATCCCCTTTATTCGCAAGATCGTACCGGGCGACTCGACCAATATCGTCGAGCGCAAGGCGACCGATCAGGACAAGCAAGACTATCCCCGCGAGTGGGCAGGTTTTGAGCGTACCAATGCGGTAGGCATGGAAGGCACCCCGCTGGAGCAGTGGCCGCAAGTGACCCGCGCACAGGTCAAGGAAGCGAAGTATTTCGAGGTCCACACGGTTGAACAGATGTCTCAATTGAGTGATGCACATTGCCAGAAGCTCGGGATGGGCTTTCATGAGCTACGCGCCAAAGCAAAGGCTTATCTGGTGGCAGCGGCTGGTACGGCTGGAGAGACTGCCCAAGCTGCTGAGAATGAGCGACTGCGCTCACTGATTGCTGACCTACAGGCGCAAGTGTCTGCGGTGGCCGAAGTCAAGCGCGGACGGCCTAAAAAAGAAACTGAGGATGTATGACCTTAATCGAGCTTGTTACACAGGCAACTGATGAATTAGCTATTCCCCGTCCTTCGGCGGTGGCAAGTTCTTTAGACGCTCAGGTGCGGCAAATGTACGCACTGATTAACAGGCTCGGTGACGATATTTGTCGTCAATTCGAGTGGCAGCGGCTGGATAAAGAGTATATTCTCACCACAGTTGCCATTACCACTACCGGGACTTTAACAGCGGGTAGTGCCGTGATTACGGGGATTCCAACGACTGCGGCGCTATCGTCTAACTTTGGTCTAAGCGGTGTTGGAGTCCGTCCTTTTGCGCAGGTGTTGACCGTCGACAACATGACGCAAGTCACCATGAACATGACGGCTGAAACGTCAGGCACTGTTGATCTGACATTCTCGCAAGTTCAATACCCACTCCCTTCGGACTGGTTAAAGCAGATTCCACAAACAGAGTGGGATAGAACGAATCGGTGGCCTTTGATGGGGCCGCAATCCCCCCAAGATTGGCAATCGTTCAAATCCGGCATTGTTTACGCCGGGCCTAGAAACCGCTTTCGCATTCTTGGCAACACGATCACATTGAACCCCATGCCGCCTGACGGACTGGTGTTTGCTTATGAGTACATCAGTACCTCATGGGCCATCAGTGATACGGGCGTATCGAAAACCCGCTTCACGGCTGACGACGATACGTGTATTTTCCCCGACTCATTGATGGTGACGGGCCTGAAGGCACAGTGGAAGCTCGCCAAGGGCTTGAATGCTGATGCGGATTTAGGAGAGTTCCGCACACTGCTAGAGCAGTGCAAGAGCTACGACAAATCAGCGCCTAAACTCAGTCTCTCGCCTTATGGCGGTTCTATCCTGATGAGCGGAGCCAATATCCCTGACGGTAACTGGATAGGTCCGTAATGCCTCCAAAGTCCGGCGCTACCTCGATTCCAGCTCCAGTAGGTGGGCTAAATGACCGCGATTCAATAGCGGACATGCCCACGTCAGACGCTGCTCTGATGGTGAACTGGTGGCCATACCCAAGCTATCTCGGAGTAAGAAAAGGCTCTGCTAGTCACGTAACAGGCTTTCCCGCACCTGTTGAAACGCTTGTAGAGTATCTCCCGACCACGGGCACATCTACGCTATTTGCTGCGGCGGGGACTGCTTTCTACAATGCCACGACACCAGGCGCGGTAGGCGCTGCGGTTCAATCAGGCCTAGCTAACGCACGCTGGCAGCACGCACAGATCACGACGCCTGGCGGTTCATTCCTTTACATGGTCAACGGCGTGGACTCTCCCCGTCTATGGGATAACGCCACCTGGACAACGATAACCGGCGCATCAACCCCCGCGATTACCGGGGTTACAACGACCCTTTTGGCGCACGTTACCCTGTTCAAAAACCGCCTGTTTTTCGTTGAGTCGTCCTCCATGCGGCTTTGGTATCTGCCCGTAAATAGTGTTGGCGGTGCGGCGGCGCAGATGGATATGGGTTCTATTTTCCGTCTGGGTGGCTACGTCATGGCGGCTTATACGTGGACACTTGATGCCGGTAGCGGGTCTGATGACCATCTGGTAATCATATCCAGCAATGGGGAAATCGCTGTATATCGTGGGTCTGACCCGTCATCTTCTACAGATTGGGCGGTAATCGGCGTTTTCACTATGGGGCGTCCTTTGGGTAGGCGTTGCGCTGTCAAGTTTGGCGGCGATCTCGCTGTGAACACTTACGAGGGTGTTTATCCACTTGGCAAGGGCCTTTTATCCTCGTCCGTTGATCGACGGGTTGCACTGACCGACAAGATTCAAAACAGCGTATCTCAGGCGGCATCTACCCTCGGGGCTAACTTTGGATGGCAGGTTTGTCTCAACGCCGACGATAACATGCTGATATTGAACGTGCCTTATGGAAGCGGAGCAAACTATCAGTATGCCCAAAACACCATTACAGGCGCGTGGACCGTGTTCTCTGGGTGGGATGCTCAGGTATGGCTGAAGGCATCGACGGGGCTTTATTACGGCGGCTCGACCTTCGTCAATAAGGCGTGGACCGGAAACGCGGATATTTCCGTACCGATAACGGCTGATGTGTGCCAGTCATTCGGGTACTTTGGGACCAAGGCTTACAACAAGTATTTCACCATGATTCGCCCGTACCTGATGACGGGGGGTTCCCCCTCTATTCTGTACGCGCTCAATACGGATTACGAACTGACAGAGCCAACCGGCGCTTTGAGCTACACAGCCCCCACGGGTATGGTCTGGGGGTCTATGGTTTGGGGGTCTATGGTTTGGGGCGGTGGACTTGAGGCAATCCGGTCATGGAATACCGTGGGCGCGGTGGCTAACTCAGCAGCTATCCGGCTAAAGGTATTGAACGGCGGGGCTGAGTTCCGGTTCACCAATACGGACTTTTTGTACCAGAAAAGTAACAGCGTTTTGTGATAACGAGCGATGTCCGGCTAATTGGCCCTTGGGTGGCAGAAAAGACGGGCGGGACTTGGTGTTACGGGCGCGGCTCGGGATTGGGAAAGATCAAGGACGGAAAGTTAGTAGCCGGTGTTTTGTACGAGGATTACAACGGCGCAAACGTGGTTTGTCACATTCGTGGTGAACCGGGATGGGCAGACAGGCGGTTTCTCGGGATTATCTTTGATTACCCGTTTAACCAGTTGAACGTAAAACGGATAACTGTTCCCGTGAACAGCACGAACAAAGAGAGCATTAAATTGGTACGCCATATGGGATTTACACTAGAATCTAGTCTAGCGCAGGCTACCCCTGATGGCGATCTACTGCTTTTTTGCTTGTTCAAAAAGGACTGTAAATACATCAGAGGTAAATATGGGAAAATCTAGCGCTCCACCAACCCCCGATTATGTCGGCGCTGCGAACGCAACCGCAGCCGGTAATCTCGATATGGCTCGGCTTCAAACCGAAGCCAATCGGGTAAACCAGATCACTCCTTACGGCTCCCTGACGTACTCGCAAGACCCGAATAATCAGGATAGCTGGACTCAGACTGAAACGCTTACTCCGCAGGCGCAGGCCACGCTTGATAAGCAAATGCAGCTATCCGACAAATACGCGGACGTTGCCAATATCGGCTTTGATAAAACCCGCTCATTGCTGGAAAACCCCGAGTTAGATACGTCTGGTCTACCGGCACGGGGCATAAATGTAGGACAAACCGCACAAGACGCGATACTGTCCCGATTGCGACCACAGCTTGATAGCCGGGAAGAATCTCTACGCACTCGCATGGCGAACCAGGGGATTGCTTTAGGCTCTGAGGCTTACGGCAAAGAGATGACCGCAGCAGGTCAGAACCGCAATGACCTAGAGATGCAAGCGGCTTTGCAAGGGATTAACCTCGATCAGGCTAACCGCTCGGCTGCTCTGCAAGAACAAGCGTACATGCAGGACCGGCCATTGAACCTGATCAACGCGCTAAGGACCGGCGCACAAGTTCAGTCGCCACAGTTTCAGCAATTTGCACAGCAAGCCCTGACAGCGGGGCCAAACACGCTAGGAGCGACTCAGGCGCAGTACGAAGGCGATCTAGCGAACTACAACGCAGAGCAGGCTTCCAGCCCGTTGAATGGGCTTCTAGGGCTAGGCGGTACGGTTCTAGGGCTTGGTACTGGCGGCGGGTCTACGCTTGGTGGCCGCGCCCTTAGTGGCTTATTTGGGCTGTAATCATGGACGCATTTGAACAACAAATTGCAGAGCTACAACGGCGCAGGCAGGTCGGCGCTCAGGGCGCGGGATTCAACGCACCACAAGGAAAAATGGTTAGCGGGCGCTACGTCAAAGCTAACCCCCTTGAGTACCTAGCCGAAGCCTTACGCGGAGCAGGTCAGTCGCGTGATTCCGTCATGGCTGGCGAGGAAATGAATGCGCTGCAGGACAAGCGGCAAAAGGCTATCGCCGATGCTTTGCGCGGCTTTCAGTCTGAATTGAACCCCAGCCAAGCCGGCACAGGTCAGCCGGGTATGGTTAACGATGCGCTACCGTCTGAGATGCAAATCGGCGCTCAGCCTCAGATTACCCGCCAACCGAATATGCAAGCGGCTTTCGGTCACCTGATGAACAGCAATATTGGCTCACTCCAGT